ATTGAATCGTTTGAAAAATAGCTCTAGCCTCTGTTGGACAAGTATAAATTGTCTCTGCTAAAGTTGATATCGGTGCATAGAATGCGTTTTTATATACGTTAGCCATTTGTCGTATCGTACCATTTTAATGAACCAATAACACCATCATTATTAGATGCACCTTTAGCACATAAAGTTAGTGTGTCAGATACACCTGCTATTGTTTGTCCAAGTTGATATTCAAAATTAAAACCATCTCCAAAGTTTTCAATAGAAACTCCTTTACCCGATAAATAAGTTCTATTTATAATTGTTCCACCTGTTATGGTTTTAGTACCAGTTAAATCATATTCTACATCATCAGAATAACTTGTGTATGAAAACGCTGTTGAAGGAGTTGCGTTTTGTCTTAACTGTACTTCAAAATCAGAGTTAGATACAGCAGAAGCTATAAAACCTTGAGGAATAATAAGTGCATAAGGTCTTCCTGATTTAATTCTAATGGTTCCTAAATTATAAAATGTACCAGCTGTTGTTAAAGTAACTCCAGCTAATGAAGCAGTTCCAATTGATTGAATAACTCCTTGTGGAGAATAGCCACCTTCAATCATACAAGAAGAACATACTTGTTGTAATACGGCTGCACCAGATATCGTTCCTGTCGTTTCTATTTCATACCTAATAGGTAGGTTTGCAGTTTGCATATAAACAGTTGATAAATTATTTGCATTTAAAAACGTATGTGCTGTAATAAATTTACCATCTATTACAAAACCAACTCTAACGGATCCCATACCCAACCATTCATAATCCGTAAATAAAATAGTTGCTTTAGTTGGATCGAGTGTATAGCCAGAAGCTCCTGTACCATCTAATTTATCACCATTCCAAGCTGACTGTGCAATTGGATCATCAACACTTGAACCTGATGTATAACTTCTTCTTACAATTTGATAACCTGTTCCAGTGTCTTCAAAAAAAATTCCATTGTTTGCATCAAAACTTCCAACACGTTGTTCTAATCCAGATTCTTGTGCATTCATTACAAATGTATTAAATATAAATAATGACTTACCTGGTTGATAAGACATAACTCTTTTTGATTGTCTTATGACTTTATCGCCTGAAGCAGTAGTAACATTTAAATTAACTGTAGATTTTGCTGATGTATATGAAACTGTACCTGATCCAGTTAGTGATTCATCAAAAAGATTATTTTTTGACATTACATTTGTACTATCAAAAATAGTAAATGGATTGGAAACTCTTAATCTTCCAAATGCATCATAAGCATTTGATCCATTTCCACCACCTATTACTGTAGGCTCTGTATTTACATTATTACATCCAGACATTAGCAACCAAACCTCATATTAAACCACGTAAATCTTTGTAGTTGTTGTTTTAAATCTTCTTGATAACCAAAGTTTAATTCATTCTTTAATGTATCTAAACCCTCTCTTAATTGTCTTGCATTAGATACTTGATATTGATCTGTAGGTTCTGGTATGACGGCTGTAATCTTTGCCATTATCTTCTACCTCCTGCTTGTATATCTAATCTTAAAGTTCCATATCTCCAAGATTGATTTACTGCATCATTTTCTATTTTCAAACTAACCTGTCTTCCTCTAACTCTTGTACTTACAAAAGTTGTGGTACTATTACACGTAAATGGACCTGTAATCAATGGACCATTGGAATCTGATTGTTCTGCTTGATTAGGATAATTTCTAAAGAACATAGTAATCTTTGCATTACCAGATAAATTTTTAAAGTCAGGTATGAATCTAGATACTCTCATTATGTTTTCACCGTCTCCAGCCATACCTTGTTGAACATCTAAATCATAATCTCCTGATTGAATATAAGAAGTTATCGCTGTTGAAACTCCATTTGCATCTACTTCATTAACACCTGTTTCGTGTGCCCAATATTTAGATGAGCCAAAAGTATTAGTAGCTCCATTAATTGTAGGAAAACTAGGTACAGTATTAACTGTAAATTGAGTTGCATAAGGTAATGCATAAGTTTGAGAATCATTATAACTTGTTCTAGCTAATGATCCTGTAGTCCAAGTTTGTTCTAAAAAATTAAATACAACGTTTCTATTAATCTGCTGCGAGCCACTTGCTGCATAGTACCAACCTACTTCATTATATAATGAGTTATGATAAGCATAAGTAATTTGATTAGCATCATAGTTAATGCCTAATGCATCACCTTGAGTAGTAAATACAAAGTCTTCAACAAGTGATGGTAATTGTTTAACCGTACCATCATACATAAAGAAGCCTCCACCAAATCCCATCCAGAAGACAGCACCTTGTGCAAACACTGCAGCGTGTTGACCTAAACAACCACAGTTTGAACCTACTTGTCTAATACTAAATGTAAAAGGTGGTCCTACGAATTGAATTGCATAAGCAGCTTGATCTGTTAACACTAAGACATAATCCTTACCTTGAACGGCTGTAATGATTTCATTTCCTTGGTCAAGTAAGAATGTACCTGCCGTATTGTTTGCTGTAGGTGTCCATTCATTAACACTTTCTTGATTTGAAAATCTTATGAACATTTTATTTTGAGTTGATGGACTTCCAATGGTTGTTTCTGTTCCTATTAAGAATAAATGTCTATCTCTATCTGATACTAGACTCATTAATGAAGTTGTAGGTGCACCTGATACAACAGCTGCTCTTATATCTAAAGCACCTGCTGTTGTTGGGTTCCAAGTATATGTTGCACCATTTCTAACCGTTGCTACTAGCAACTGGCCATAATTATCTAGCGACCAGGAGCCTGGATCTAGTGTTACGTTTGTTGTAGAAGATTCTTCTCCCCACGCACCTGCTGACCAAGTATCCGTACCCCAACCATAAGCAGGAGTTTGAAATACTGGACCTATTGTAATGTATGAATTTAAAGTTGCTGAACCTTGAGCTGACATACCTGTGCCACTTTCATTTGATGGCATAGTAATTGTAAAAGTATTTCCAGTTGGTGTTGCAATGACTTCAAATACATTTGTTGTAAAATCTGCTGTAGTATATCCAGTTACTCCTCCACCTGGTAAGGTAACTGTTTTAAATTTAAAATAATCTCCTGCCGATAATCCGTGAGAAGTTAAATTAACTGTAACTGTTGCTGAACCTGTTGTTGAATCAAAAGTACATCCTGTTTGATCTGCATTAATAGGTGTAATGTCATAAAAACCACCTTCATAATAAATAATTAATACTTTGGATGTACCTAATGCAGCGTATTTTTTACCCGTTAAATCTGTCCAAGTATGTTGAGCTCTTACAGGACCTGCTAAAGTTTTGTCTACAAGTTGTTGCCAACCACCTATCTTTTCAGGTTGACCATATCTAAACCTAACATTATCACCATCTACCCATTGCCCTTCAGCTCCGGTTTCTGTGGCTTGTTTATTAAATCCTGGCTTGAATTGTATCTTTTGTAACATAGATACCCTTTATATCTAATTTTTTGCCAAAAATATAGTCCATTCTAGCTTAGATAGCAATTAATTAAATAAAATTATACCAGCCCGTAATAATATATTTAGTTTCATTACAAATTTGACCTTTATGCATATGTGTAAAATCAGTAGGCCATATTAAAGTTAAACCTTTTTTTGCTTGTGTTATGACATTTTGATATTTAAATATGGTTCCACCGTCTTTAACTGTATTTAGATAAGTCATAAAAACTAAACAACGACTAATATGATGATCTCTCTCACAATGTAATCTAAAGTAACCTTCTCCTGGATTATATTTTTGCATACTATAATTTTGAACATTTGAACTAAATTTTTGTAAATGCGTATTAACTTCAGGATATATTTTCATATATTCATCTAAACATTTTTGTAATTCTATATTATATTCATCCAATAAAGTATCATCTGGTCTTAACAATATATCTGTACTGTTTTTAAAATGTTTTTGTATTCTATGATTAGATCCAATTTTTCCAGGTGATTGCCTATGTTTATTGTTTTCAAAATATTTTATTAAATTATCACAAACTTTAGGGTTAATGTACCAACCACCAATAAAACTATCTAATTTAAATTTTTCTTTTTTCATAATATTTGTCTACCATTTATTTATTGGACATCTAGCTTCTTTTATCTTTGTTTTTAACTTCATAAAACACCAACAGGATCTACATTGTTTAGTTAATTTAATAAACAACATACAGGATTCACAAATCTTATATCTTTCTTCAGGTGTTTTTTGTGGATCAAATTTTTTCATTTAAATACCACCACCTTTATATTTTATATTTCCAGCAATAGAAAACCTTTCTTGTTTGCTTTGTGAAAAAGGATATACAATATGTTCTAAAATAGATGGAAATAATATAATTTTTCCTTCATCTTCTTCAGATAATTTTATTGTATGATTTAAATGATTTCCTAAAGAAGAAGAATAATTAAAAACAAAATTTGAATTATACTTATCATTTGTAAGTCTTGTCGGTATCTTCATCCAAATATTATAACTAAATACTCCATCGTGTGTATGAAGAGGAATAAATTGATCTGGACTCATTTTATTAATCCAAGGATCCATATAAACAAGAGAACAAGGTCTATCTAAAGTATTTAAATTTGCTGTGTAACCAGGAAAATCTGAAATATATACTTTTACTAACTGTTCAACAAAACTAAATAATTTAAATTGTATTTTTTTATCTGTTATAAAATAATGTTTAGGAACCTTAATATCTGTTAAACCAGATATCATTCTTTTTTGTTTTTTGTTACACTCTTTTAATAATATATTATACAAATCATCATCTAATTTTGATTCAACAAAACCATAGTTTGGAAAAACTTTAGATATTATTTGCATATTAAAAGTTCTCCATCATTAGAGCCTATTTTTCCTTTTGGTAATATATTAAAAGCAATAGAATATCTTTCTTTATTGGTTAAATTTAATCCAATCTTATGTCTTAAATCAGATGGAAATATTAATAAATCTCCTTCTTTTACATTAATAGAAAATTCAGTTTGATTAAATGGATTATAATTTTTTAAAGGTACATCAAAATGATTATAATTAGAAGTTTCGAAAGAAATATAAAAATTATCTTCTAAAGAACCGTGTGGATAATAACAACCACTTAACCAATAATTTCTATGAATATGATATTGAGTCATTGCGTGAGGAGAAGTACACGTAGCCCAACTTGTGTTAATTTCATAATCTATATTATATTGAAAGAAATTTTGAATAGCTTCATCTAAATAAGTTTTAATTTTTTGTTCTATTTCTTTTTTAAAATATTTTTTATTAAGAATTTTATTATCTACGGATATTTTCGTTCCTGTGTTTATATTATCTTTTATTAAAGGATTGTTAAGACCAACATCTTTATATTTTAATTTAATTATTTCTTTTAATATCTTATTATGATCAAGATTAACATTTTCTACTCGAAAACACCCTGTAGCAAATAAAATATATTTAGTAATATTATTCTTCATAATAATTAAAATTGATTACAAACCTTCCTTGTCTGTTATTGTTATGTGGAATAACAGCGTGTTTTGTTTGTGTATTGAAAATAACCATTCTATTTTCTTTTGATTGAACAAAATTATCTTTAAATTGTGTTCCTCCATTATTTGAATTTAAATAATAAACTGCTGTTTTTGTTTTTTTAAAATGAGTGTCTGTATGATATATTGGTTTTTTAATAGAACTAGGAAAATTTAAGTTTGCTTTTATTTTTATCAAACCTTTTACATTTAATTTATCTAATATAGGTTTTAATAATTGTATATTTCCAAGTACTCTTGTTGCGTCTTCCCAAAAATAAAAAGAATAAGTTAGTTGGGCAATGCCATCGTTAGCAAAATTAGAATTATCATTATAGTACCAAGGAAACTTAAGATTAATTATTTGATCTCGTATATGTTCAAAATTTTTCTTATCTAAAAAATTATCTATAACTTTCATTATAATTTTACATTAAAAGAAATTGATATCCTATCTTTCTTTGATAAATTTGGTTCTACGTGATGTTTCAGCCAAGATGGAAATAAATAAAGATATGAAGAATCTGGTTTAACCCGATAAGTAAGTCCATTATAACTATTATATTCTATGTTTTGATTAGAACTCCAATCTGCAGACATCATATCTTCAGCTGGATGATGAAAAACTATGTTTCCAGAATTTTTAGGAACTTCTATGTAATAAGCACCAGATATAAAACATCCAGGATGAGTGTGAGTAAGATTAAAATCTTTAAAACCATTTACATTAGCCCATAAATTTGTCACGAATGTTTTATCAGATTTAAATCCTAATGTTTGAATAAATTCTAATATTGAAGGAGAAAAACTTTTAATTAAACTATTAATAATAACTTCATTTAAATTTAAATCATCAGATTGCCAACCGCCTTTATTAGATACATCTCTACCTTTTTCTTTATTTTTAATTTTTAAAATATAATTTAATAATTCTTTATTATTAAAATTTATTTTATTTCTGTATATGACGCTTTTAAAAGTTTCTACAATTTCACTTTTCATTTTAATACTTTCATTACCCATTGATCATTATTAATTAAATCATTTATATTATAATCTTTCTTTTTTTGATTTATAACATATTTGTTTATTTCCTTAATATCTAGAATAACCCATTCTTTTAAATTTTCCAATACTATTTTATCTGCTTTGTTATTAATATTATTAGTACAAAAACTATGTTCTTGATTAATCTTTTTTAAATCTTTTACATCAAATTTATAAAAAGCATTTTGTCCTTTTATGATACCAGCAATATTCCAATCTTCTTTTTGGTTTGGATATTCTATTTCATTAAGATATTTTGAAAATTTCTCTACTTGGTTCATTACAAATTATTTCTAAGTTTAAAGATATTCTTGGTTTATTATATGATGGATATGGATAATGGTCTAAGTAATTTGGAAATACTAATAAATCACCAGATTTTGGTTTATAGTTTTTTATTTCATTATTAATTTTAAAATCTATTCCTAAATTATCGCTAGGTATTTTTAAATATAAAACAGCATTAATTGTTGAAGTATTTATATGGTTATGCCAATTACCTTCATTAAAATTATTATCTGAATAATAACACCATACTTTAAAATTTTTATCTTTAATTGAAAATTTATTTAAATTCATTTTACAATAATTAATTAATATCTGATACAGTTTTGTTTTATATTTAGTATTTATTAAATAATTTCTAGCACCATTAATGTTATGGCTTATTCTACCTTTAATACAATCTTCAATTAAATTATTTTTAAATAATTTAATTTGTTTATTAATATTACTTTTTAATATCATTAAATATAAGTAGCTACTAATATAATTCTAAGTCCTGATTTTGGAAAAATCATATAATGCGGAAAAGAATCAAAACAAATGCCTTTATTCTTTTCTGGTTCTATTGTTTTAATTACTTTATTTCTATCTTTTTTATCTACAATACAAGTAGAACTTTCTTTATCACAATCATTTAAATAAATAATAATTTGTTTATGATTAAAATTATCGTGGTCGACGTGTGTATGAGATTTTTCTAGTCCGTTATTAAAAGTTAAGTTGTATGCAATCCTCGTGTAAAAATTTGGTTTTTCATTTATAGATTTACAAAAACTATTTAATATATCTACAGTTTCATCGTAGTGAGGAGAATTAATACATTTGCTTAAATGAATTTTTTCTAATCTATTTAAAACAATATGGCCCATTACTGGAATTAATTTTTTAGAATCTTCAATAGCGTTTACCAGATAAAAAGGAAAACCGTTTGTCAAAACAGTATTGTTAATAAATTGAATATTTTTCTTAGATAAGAAATTTTTATTTTCCTTATAAAAAAGTTTGTTAGTCATATTTTTTTATTTTTAAATCTGTCCTGTTTTGAAAAAACTCTGGAAGACCTACGTGTTTTCTAGAATCAAATATGTTTTTATTTGCGTCTTTATTTTTAAAGTCATTATAATGCAAAAAAACTTGAGCACAATTTTCTCCTTCAAATTTTTCCCTCCAATGTTCTACTTCCATACCTTTATAAACTAACATATCTCCTGGATTTAAATCTATTTTAACTCCTTTTAATCCTTTTTTACCAGAAGGTTCTAAATAAATAGGCCACATATCACCCCCTAAATTTAAAGTTGTAGAGACTTCACAACTAAGTCTATCTTTATGTCTAAATAAAACATCTCCTTTTTTGTAAATTCTTGCATAAGAGTAGGTTGGATTTAATTTTAATTTTGTAATTTTTTCCATCAAAGGTTGAAGCCTTAATAATAATGTTTCCATAACAATATCTGCATAATGTGAATAAGTATTAGGAACCATTGCATCATTCCAACTTCCAAAAATAGTTTCTTTAGGAGATATATATCTACATTCAAATAAGGTTTGAGCAACTTGTCTTTTTATTAAAAAATAATTGTAAGTAAATAAAGCTAATTCTTTTGGTATAGCTTCTTTTAAGACAATATATTTTTTATTTTTTAAAGTCATTTAAATAAATGGTTTTCCTAGATTCCAGATAACTAATGACTGTCTTGTTCCATAGGTAACTGGTTTTACTCTGTGCCAAACAAAAGAAGGAAATACAACTAAAGAACCTCTTGGTAGTATATCCTTACATACAACAGATTTGCTTTTTTTATCAGGTCTTTCATCTTGAAAATTAAATTCAAGTTCACCGCCTTTGTATTTTTTTGGATCAGTTAAAGAAACAGTTACAGATAATTTTCTAATTTTTCCTTTGTAAATTCCATCTTGATATGGGCCATCCCAGCTATCAAAGTGCCAATCATAAAATTGATTTTTTTTATATGTTGTAAACTGACAATCTTCACACGTTTCTATTTGAAAATTCCATCCTGCTCTTCTGTTTGCTTCTTCCACCCACGGCAATATTTCTTTATATATCCAATGATCTTTTAACCAAACAATATTTGAATCTCTTTGTTTTTTTAATATCTTAATTTCTTTTTTAGTTAAGGGTTCTTTAGCTATGTTTCTATTTTGTCCTAAATTACCTGTAAAACCAATTGATTTTTGTTTTTCTTCCGCAAAACATATAACATCATCGCAAAATTTTTTAGATAAAATTTCTTTAAAATAATAATAGTAATATTTAAAACGCATTACTTTTTTAAAAATGTTGTAGTTAATACAGTATTAATTTGTTTAGATATATTTTTAGAAATAAAAAATTTTTGAGTAGATGGAAATAAAATAAAATGACCTGTTATTAAAGGCATTGTAAATAAATTATTTTTTTCTCTATTGTCATCATACTGAAAAACAATGTTAGCTGAATCTTTAAAAATATCTACTCCATATACCATAGTAAAATCTGGAGCGTTTTGTAGATCCATAGGATTAACTAAATTTCTAAAAAATGATTGTTCGTTTTCATAAAAAATGTTTCCAAAAGAAGTGTGTGGAACTAAAAATAAATTATGTCTTATTTTTAAATGATCACAAACATATTTATTTAACATATCCCAAGTTCTAGAAAAAGGAACTTCATAATCTAAAATTTTATAATCGTAAGGATTGTTACTTAATGATTTATTTAAATTACAAGAAGATAATATATCAGCTTTTAATTTTGAGTTATCTATCTCAAAACCTTTTGGCATTTTTATTTCATCGTAAATTAAAGCTATTTCTGTTAAAACTTTCTTATGCATATGTATTTTGCATACATACTATAATTTTAAAAAAAAATCAAATATTAGAATGCTCCAGGGCCACCTGGTTCTTTGATTAAATCCCAAGAAGTTGTAGATTCATTCCATTGATATCTATAACCCCAGTCAGGGTCATTTAATTGTGCTTCTGTTAAAGCAGGAGCATCTCCAACTGGAGATTTCCAACTTGCTGTTGCTATATCTTTTACCCAAGAAGGATAAGGTGATATTGACCAAAAAATTTGATTAGTCGCATCCCATTCTGAACCTATACCAGCAAAGTTTCCTCTAAATGGAGTTCCGCCTTCTTTATGAGTATTGTGAAGAGTTTTTTTAGATGTTTCAATCCAAAGATGAGCAGGCCAATTATTATGTTTTTCTAGATAAGCTTGTCCAGCCGCTTCAGTTAAAGCGTTTTCATCAGCAACAGGTGTTACTGCTAATACTAAATTGTCTTCTGATATTTTAGCAAAATGTTTCATTATTGAAATTTATACCTTAAAATTACGATACCATCTCCACCAGCACCAGAAGCTGCAGGGGCTGTGCCAGCTCCTCCGCCAGCACCTAGTCCGTCTGTTCCATCTCCTGCAGGGGGATTTCCTATACACGCTGATCCTTCTCCACCGCCTCCTGGGCCTCCGTTTCCAGGTTCAAATCCAAATCCTGATCCGCCGCCTCCACCTGATCTTGTAACAGGGGTTCCTGTAATTGATGAAGCTGTTCCATCTCCTCCATAACCTCCAGAGTTACCTGAACCATTACTTCCTGGATCCACGGCTCCACCGCCGCCTCCGCCAGATTGGTAAGTTTGTAAAACAGTTTGACCATAACCTCCGTCTGTTCCTTGTGGTGGACTAACTGGTGTAAAATTTCCTGGGCCTCCTGGATAAATAGTTCCAAAAGATGCTCCGCCGCCTCCGCCGCCTGAACCTCCCTCGCCCCCGATTGCTCTTCCTCCATATCCTCCACCTTCAGAAGTTATAGTTGAAAAACTTGAATCATTTCCTTTTCCTCCATTTGTATAAGGGCCAGAAGTAGATACTCCTCCACCTCCAACAATTATTGGATAAGATGTTATTGAAACTGGTAATGCAACCGCAGGAGCTGCTCCTAATGGACTTGCTGTATATCCTGTGTCAGCACCTGGTGATTCTCTGTATCCACCAGCTCCTCCTCCGCCGCCAACGCAACAGTTTGGTGTTGCAGGTGAAAAGGCACCTTGACCAATTCCTCCGCCACCACCTCCTGCTAATACTAAATAATCTACTACTCCATCAGATGGTCCATCTGTAACTTCAAATGTTCCAGGTGTAGTAAATGTATGAATTTTATAATCACCATCTTCAGTGATAGTTCCACCAGTAGCGGTGATAAATTTTACTCCGCCCCCTCGGCCAAAACCACGGCCTGAAGCTGCTCCGAATGAACCTAAAATTGGCATCTTTCTAATATCCTCCTATTATGCAAACTGCGTTTGCGCTGCTAAAACTGTAAAAGTAGAAGAAGCTGTTTTAATAGCTGTAAATGTATAAACGTCGTTTGATGTTACATTACCACCAGTTGGGGCGCTTCCGCCTTGCCAAACTGGAGTTACTACTGAACCATCTACTTTAACTGTTGTATTATAATAAGTTACGTTGTTGTTTTTATTAATGTAAGCAATTGTAATTGATTCACCATTATCCATTGAGGCATCTAGTGAATTAGAACCATCACCTCTTAAATTAATTGTAAAGTTTGCAGTTGCTGTAGCTGTACTTAGTACAACACCTTGAGTATTTGTATCAATGTTAATGTCAGAATCAAATGAACCTACAGTAGTTACTTTTTCTGCAAGACCATTAATTTTACCATTACCATTTAATGTTACTCTTCCAATTCCTT